ATCCCATTAGTTGTGTTAGGAGGATACCCACCGCCAGGGCTGGTGATAGCAATGTTGACTATGCTACCCGAAAAAGGCTCAACCGTAACGGCGAATGTAGCCGGAGTAACATTATCATTGGTTATCTCTACGTGAGATGTGAAGTAATCGATAGACTGCTCCGTCTGCTTCACCATATCTGCATACCCTGAGTTTATTTTACCATTTTTCAATTTGTTCTTGTAGTCGTTGTACCTGCCGAAATACTCTTGGAATATCTCATTCTGAGCCATATCGGCGTACTTATTGAACTCATCAGGGGTGATGTACCCATTGTTGTCTTTATTCAAGACATACATAACAGTTTGTCTAACCTTGTCAATCATATCGCAAAGGTACAAAAAAAAGCCCACCCGTTAAGGTGAGCTCTGATTCGTTATGACTGGTTAGATTAAGACATAAACACAGACGATATTAAGTTCGGGAACCAAGCACCGTTGTATGATAGTGATAGCCCGTATGTACCTAAACTTCCTGCGTATCTTCTTTTTGCCATATTATTAAATGATTCCATTATTGAAAAATGAGTAGAATATGTAGAATCCGGAGATACAGAGTTGATATTAATATTGGTTACATCCCCATTCGTATTCAGATATTTTATCTGAGTAGCGTATGCATTTACTGGCTGAACTGTCAAAATATTATCAACATTAATTACATACTTAGACCCAATGTTGCATATAAATAATACAGATAAATTACCACTTCCGCCTGATAGCGTTTCTGAAGTAATACTTGATGGGGCAACCGTAGATGATCCAGCAGATGTTACTAAGTATACATTTTGTCTGGAGTATATTCGTGAATATTGAGGATACGTTACATTAGGCATCCAAGGAGTTCCTGGACTGTAATAAGATGAAATAAATCTAAATGCAGCTGTTCCTGAGCCATTAGTTTGATTGCCAGATGTGTGTGTAGGAGGTGTTGTTGCATCTGTATTCCCACCTGTTGTAGTATTGTAAAGGTTCCCACCCCAATATATAGCGGTATTTACTGCTATAGTTGTAGCAGGCGTCCATTGTGTTCCAGTAACTGTAGCTTTACCTATATAACTTACAATTAAAGCTCCTCCTGATAGCGCACCACTAGATCCTGATGTATTAGTAGGTGGCGTATCAGAAGAACCAGTAGTTGTTACTAAATACATATTACCTGCGTGTGTAATAATTGTATTTGCGTTGTACGAAGTACCAGTAACCCAAGCTGTAGATGCCGAAACATAACTTACAACTAAAGTTCCTCCAGCTAAAGCTCCACTAGAACCTGATGTATTAGTAGGGCCATCTGTAGATGAACCAGCTGTAGTAACATAATATGTGTTGCCACCGTTTGTTATAAACTGACCAATTGTAAATGATGTTCCTGAAACCCAAGCTGTAGTAGCAGCTGTATTTAGCTTGCCTAAACAAACTAAATTGTTAGTTGTGCCATACGTAAATGTTGTATTTGGCGTAATTGTAGTAGGCAATGTCGTAGCGTTACCAAAAGATCCTGATGCTATTACAGCGTTAGCGTATGTTGATCCTGATATATTTGTGTACACAATAGACCCCACCGGGAATGTAGCAGTTGAACCGTCTCCGCTTTTGATATGCGAACCTATCATTGATGTAGGTATTGAAAGTATTTTACTCATATTTTTTTTTATTAAGCGTAAGCAATTGTTGTTATTACATTAGCAGTTGATGCACCTGATGCTACAGGCAGTGTAGGAATTACATACACACCACCTGGCATAGATGCAGAAACCATAGAATCGCTAACTGCTTGCATTATGGCGTAATGTGTGCCATATGATGAGTCAGCAGCAAATGTTATAGTTAATTTAGACGCAGATGTCCCAGCTATGTAATATATAAGCAATGTAGACGTGCTACCTGGCTGCATATTCGTAATGTTATCCAACCCTACCAAGCATTTGCCTGGAGCTGTTGTAGAATATGGTGATGCTGTTAAAGCAAATTGAAGGAATTTTTTCATTTTTTTATTTTTACAAAGTTATGTTATTTTTGTTTTGTTTCGAGCATCTTTAAAACTTCAACTCCGTCGTCAGTAATTAAAAACGAGACTATAGCTTGCACCGGATCCTCTCCAAATGGTATTGTCAACAACTTCTTTTTATTTGTTCCGATGTTGAAATAGATATCCTTGTTATTATTTTTAAGGACAAATGTACCATTCGATAAAGCCTTTGATGCAGTACTGTATAGTTTTAATTGTGGGTCGTCAATGGCCTCCATGAACTCTTCCGGATTGCGTTTGGCATATATTAATATGTCACGCTTAATCTCATCAGATGTCATCTTATCTACATTAGCATTTGTCATCACACGAAGCACAGATTCGGCAGCGTCCATTGCAAGCCCTTTAGCGGCTATCAATGCGTCAACCTCTATATTTAATGCGATTACCTCATCCTTGGCCATTTTTTCAAAGTCAAGCTCCATAAATGTTGTTCCATATCCTGGGTGCATACTTAAAAATGCCTGTAGTACTGGGTTTGTCTTTGGAACTGATAATGATCCGTCTACGAATGTAACGTGTTCTAAAATAAAGTGATCGTCTTGCTCATCAACAAACGGGCTTTTTTGATTACGAGCATATCGTAACTCCCTGTTGACTTGCTTTGCCTCATCCCAGTATAATAGCGGATTATTTTGTGTGTGTTTTGACGCTAACATAAATGCTATTGGAGTTGCATCCCCATTTAAAATATAAGTTCTGTCTTTTAATTCCTGTTTCATTTAATTTAATTTTTAAAGATTTAAAATACAGGGGCCGAAGCCCCTGTTATTGTTTAGTTTTTGAATAAGAAGAAGTTATTCGCACCAAGAACACATAATGCTCTTTCGGATAAGAAGTTAACTCTCATAAAATCTTGATCACTTGTAGTTGCACCGCCGGCACCACCTGTAATCCAAGTTTTGTAACGACGATCTTCTGTTTCGCTTGCTCTGTATCTAACGTGCAAGAATGGGCGTTTAGCATTTTTGCCTAACACTTGATCATATACGTTTGTAGAACCTGCTGGAACAAGGACGCCGTTGATTCCCCCTGCTGTGATATCACCACGCAATGTAGCGTCGTTCAAATATTTCCAGTCAGTTTTGTAGAAATCATAACCTCTACGGAATCCTGTGAAACCTAAGTTCAATGCCATTTCTTTATCGTTGTCAAACAATCCGAAGCTAGAACCGCCGGCACCGTAACTATTTTGAGCAGCTAACATATCATCGATATCAAAGCTGAACTGACGATTTAAGAAGATTGCATTCTCCTGGATAGCACCTTGTTTGTCAAGACGTTGGATGATTGCATCGAAGTCATTCAATGTTTGTGGGTTACCACCTGACCATACGTTACCACGCTGTTCTACTTCATAAAACAATCCTTTAGTACCTGCATTTACAGTCCCATCAACTGGCGTAGATCCAGATAAGTAGTTTTCAGCTCCTGAGTTATAAGCTGCGGGTTGACCTTCTACCATTGCCATTTCAAGATAATCTTCAAAACGAAGACGTGTCTCGTGCTCTGATTTAATGTACCACAGATAGCCTGTCGCCCCATTTTCAGATGCTACTTCAACCCATCCAATTTGAGCCATATCAGAACCAGCAACTTGGTAATTGTCCTTAATAATTACTGGTTTATTACTTAAAAATGTATCCTGTGCTTCAAGAGACCCTTCCATACCGCTTGACCCTTTCTTAAATTCAGATCCGTATACAAATGCTACAATATCTACAGTAGTTGAATTTGTAAAACTTGAAGTACCATAATAAGCTACAGTAAAGTCTCCTGCAGTAGTCCCTTCAGTACCTGTTGTTACATCAGTAACAACAGCTTTGTACATTACATTTGAAGCAGTAGACGATAAAGCTACTGTTTGACCAACTCTGAAGTTACAAGCCTTGTTAGTTCCTAATGTAAGTTTTTGACGAAGCGTTATGCCTGACCCACTAGTAGAAGTCGCTGTAATCCCTATGTATTTTGTATGTAAACGACCTTGCTCTGACCATCTGATCATGTCTGAGTTAGTTGGCATCTCTGCTCCTACCATACGTAAGAATGATGCAATTGATCTATTACCATAACGCTCAAACTCCTTTTCGTAAGTATCTGGAAGATATTGATTTAAGAAGTTGAAATTGGTAATGTAATTTGTTGGTAATGCCGCCTTTACAGGGGCCGGAGTTAACCCGTATGTGGGTGTACTCGATAATGTTCCTGCCATTTTTTAATTTTTTTTGTTGTTAACGATTTTTGTTGCTTTTTATTCTAAGGCTATTACCTCTTTCGTCGTCAATAACGGTTACTTTAAATCCTTCCTTACTTGTGACCTCAGGTGAGCGTCTCACTCCGCCCATGTCAATATTCTTCATCTCTCTTGTAGAATCGGAGATGGCGTCTGCCTGTCCCTGTTCGTAGAAATGCTTTGCGAATGCGTCCGGATTCATTGCGACCGACAATGATTTATGGTAAGCAGCAGCATCTTTAAGGAACCCTTGTTCGTTGACGTGATTCTTAATAAAGTTGTTCACGTCCATCTGGGATTGCTTAATCTTTTCTGTATCGCCCGGTTTGTAAGCCAACTGCTTGCCATTGATATTAAAC